GTATCTCCCCGTAATGCATTCGTTGACATACGCATCCATGTGCCGAGCAATCGATCTGCCAGTGAGTGTTGTCGACTGTCCGATCCTTTTGTCAAAGAAACGACAACCTGGATTAAGAATAGCACCATAAAGGCTATTAAGATTGATCTTCTTAACCAGCTGCCGCTTGTCCCAGTATTCAAACGCTTTCTCATCTTTGCCCTCCACTGCCCTGGCCTGGGCCTGCATTTCTTTGCGCTCGGCGTACCAACGCTTGAGCAGGCCGGGTATCACGGCCTCAGTCTCATAGGTGAATATAGTGCCGTTGGCCGAGAGTATCCAAGGCTGATTGCTGTCAAAGATCATGCGCCATACCTCGGCGGCTGAGTGCACGGACTCTTCGTCGCCCTGCCAGTCTATGGTTATCTCCGTGCCACGCTGCTGTTCCATGACCGCGGTGTATTCCAAGGTGCCAAACAGCCCCTCCCAGGCAGCGGCAAATGACGCACCTCCCTGTTGTTTTTCTCGGATGTAGCGGTCAGTCATGACGGGACGAAGTTGTCCGATGATAGTCTCGGGCCCCATGTTAAGCGCACGGATGGCTGACGGATACAGGCTGTTGATGTCGATTGAACCCACCCAGTCATGCATGCCCTTTTTGGGATAGGCCACGTAGGCTCCTGCAGCCTGGGTCTCCTCGTCTGTGAGTCTTTCCTTACGTACCGGTACCACCATGCCGCGCTCATGCGCTTCGTTGATGATGGCCTGTTCTGTCACAGCTACCGCACCCATGGTCGTGGGCAGGAGCACGGTGTTTTCATGTGCCAGGGTGTTGGCGAGATCCAGGAACCGCAGTTTCCGATCGATGTTGGCCAGGAGCTGCACGTCCTGCCGGTTGTATTCTATGAATGTCTTCCAGTTCTGATTGTACAGCTGATCCAGCGTGCCTTCGAAAGCTGTCTTGCTTCCCAGTTCTTCATATTCGCCGATGGCATCCAGGCTGTAGCTGTGCCGCTCCTCATAGGTGTATTTCCTGTAGAGCTGCATGTAGTCCAAGTGCACACGACCTATGAGATCGAACGTGATGTTTTCGGCGCCAAACCGCTCGAAGGTCCTCTGCTTGGGCAGTTGATCCCAGAGACAGAAGCGGCGAGTGTCATCCTTGCTCAGCACGCGGGTAGTGCGCATGATGGTGTAAGGGATGTCATAGCCCTCTGAGTTCCAACCACTCAACACATCAGCGTCCTGTATGAGATTGAGGAACGTGTCCAGGAGCTCGGATTCCTCCCACATCACGAAAGTATTGGGAAACTCCCGGGCGATTTCGTTCGCTGTGTCCTGGCTCATGTGCCGGGGAGGTCTTACCAGCGTGACCAGCTGATCCAACCAGTCGAGATAGACTGAGATCGCCGTGATGGCGTTGAAAGGATCCTCCGGTCTGCTGAAGCCACGCTCGGGATCGAAGTCTACTTCGATGTCGAAGAACGCTGTGTGTAGACCGGGCGCATCCACGCCTTTGTAGTTTTCTTCCAGACAGCGGAAGATGGGATTGATATCGGCCTCATACAGATTCTTACCGCGATTGATGGCCATCTCTTTCCTGAACTCCTTGGAATTGCGACTGGAGAATCTGGCCACAGGCGTGCCGTAGATCGAGCGGAACCGGCCGCGTGGATCATCATAATAGAAGATGTAGTTGGCTGGGTGTTCCTCGTAGTAGCGTTCGCCTTCTCGGCGGCCTACGATGTGTATGCGATCGTGATCACGATCGAACAGTGCGTCAATATAACTCATCAGTCTCCTGCGGTTTGTGGCCCGCCATACCTTGCTTCATGCCCGTCACGTGGGCGAAACGTAATCTGTGTGGAATATTTATCTTGTGTTAGCAGTGGTGATAATAAACCGGCACTGATAGCGCGTAATATCGTGATTTGTCGAGCAAATCGCCCAACAGCATCAGTTGATCACGATCAACGACATTACCAATGGGATAATCGTAAAAGGCATCAGTCGTGGGTCGGCCATACCAGTCTTGGAAATCTTGGCTTTGATAGACCGATTTTCGGTAAGGCCCAAACTGTATTTGCAATCCTCCGAGGCTATCGTAATGTCCTGATGTATCCCAATGATGCGGATCGTCATCGTCGAGATAACTTTTTAAAATAGTCTTGCCCAGTATCTCAGATGTGAGTAATACATCAAAGTGCTGATCGGCAGTGGTATGTAAATCTCGCCAGGATTCTTGCATGTGCCACCACTGCGGGTTTGACCACTGATTGTTATAACTGTCGTACTCAATGTGTATTTCTACAAAACTTTTCAATTGGTGGTCACGGGCCGCTGGCATGTAGAGTTCTAACTCATGCACGCATCGATTGATTTCTGACAGAATAGCATTAACCTTTTTTTCGCAATCACTTCCGTATCTTTCACAGAGATTTTGATCAGCATTTACATTTTTCTGGTTTTCTGTAAAAAACCTGTGGCAGACATTCAAAAACTGCCGGTTCAGTTGCAGGGATGATGTCGGGATCTCGCCTGCGAAATTGATACCAAAAGCTGTCAGCTGTGCCAGCGCATGCTTTAATGTCTCTAAGTGTGCTTTCATCACTGCTGGTTGCCATGCACGGATCATGGACCAATCCTGCAGATTGGCATGATATTTGGTACCTTTACTGACAAAAGTGTCCATCCAACTTTGCACTGCAGGATGTTGTATTGGTTGTATCGCTAAATCTAAGGTGGTATCTTGGAACTGAAAACTGATAGCGAATGTCACAAGGTCTTGCCAACCGTAGTAAGGATAGTTTCCAACAGCTCGTGATCCTGCTGCTCTTTACCAAATTCGCTCTTGTGCGCGATGCGGATGGCTTTCTTGAGGATGTTGGGCTTGATGTCCAACTCTTCGGCCACGGCCTTGACGGTATCGGTCAAGCCACCATTGAGTGTCTCGATTTCGTGCATGACCTGCATGCCTTCATTGATCAACTGTGTGAGTTTGGCCTTTTGTTCTGCGGAAAAATTTCGGGTGTCCATGTTGTCTCCTTTGGGTACATTATACAGGTCTGTTGAACTATGTCAAGGGAATTTGGTCGTACCAATCTGCCAACCTAGGAAAAGTCGCTCGGAAATTTTTTCCACGCCTATTATCATACTGGGTGAAAAAACTCTTGAAATCTTTTCTTAGCGCATCATGATCTATATCGGTATCACCGTGTGGTTCTATCACTCCTTTCAAATAACGCATATACCTACTGATATGATCCTGTTCGTAAGGCAAAAGCAATTGATTGATATCTGGTCGATTGAGTATCGATTCGATTTCAGCAGCATACTGCTTGCGTAGATCGGAAGGTAGTACTACTATGTTTTGGAATGTAGGAAACCTTACTAGATTTACGCTCATCAGCATCCAATCTCGACCGTGCATGCGTTTTTGATCTAAAAGAAACCCCAACCAATCTACGAAACCGTCATTGCTGATAGCACTCATGGTTCCAGTAACACTTAGATTTTCAACGATTCCACTCTTGCGTATTTGCTCTACGTTGCGCAACCATTGTTCCCAGTTGTGTCCGTCTCTTACATATTGTGCTTTTTCACCGATGCTTTCCCCTGACGTGTATATCCATACTGGTTGTTTGATGCGTGACACATAGTCCAGCATGCGCGCCACCAGATCACCGTCATAGGTGAGATTAGTGGTTATTTCTATACGGGTATCACTCTGGTTAGAATTATTGGCCAACCAATCGAGAAGTCGCCAAGTGTGCTGGCTCATCATTGGTTCGCCACCAGTGATGCGCAGTTGTTTAAGATTGCGATGCAGACTTTGATTCCACCAACGAAACCAGGCTTCAACATAAGGATTTTTTTCGTCATGACCGTACTTGCGTGAACTGCGGCCGTCATCGGTATAATGATTACGATGATCCGTGGGCAACATAGTATATGGCCCGTTTTGTTTGATGTCTCGTGCCCAACTGGTTGAGATAGCTGGACAACAATAGCTACATGCCAACTGACAAGTGGGATCAAAGCTGACTTCGAGATAATGCGGATCCACATCTATGTCGGGACTGGAACGGAACGCATACTCAAGGCTCTCTTCGCTGCTGACAGTGCTTTGATACACCCGATCTGAAATATTTTCTGTATCAAGATCTTCCATTACCCAGCAGAACTGACAATTTTTTGGCCTTTCGCCTTTCTGTAGCATGCGCCGTTCGTGTTTTTTGATTGGTGTGTTGTGTAATGCACTTGGGTTGGTATCTAACGCATTGATGTCAATGGCATGTGGTGGGTTGTGGTGGCATGATGTCGTGATGCCGGCATTTAACCACATGCTGGCATGATACCATTTTGCCCCACAAAAGGTAGGACTTTTGCTGTCCAAAACTCTTATCTTGAATTCCTTGACATTGTTCATTTAAATGGATCTCAAAACATCGGCCTGGGCGATAGCCTGTATCAACTCATTCGCCCATGCTGCATGGGCCTCAGATGGAAAATGCAACCAACCTGGGGTGATTTCTGGAAAGCCACGCTCTATGCACCAATTGACATATGTCCTATTGCCAGAGTAAGGGCAGTAAAAATGCCCTGACCAATCTAGCTGTTCATGTTCACCAATATGGAAATGGAAAAAGGCATTGAAAAACATGTGCGGTATGCCTTTTTCTTTGAGCATGGTATGTAAGTTAAACACACGATTATGCCAGTATATTCCCATAACACGATGCCAATCTCTGTCGTGCTTGATGTAATTTTTCCAAAGCTGATATCGGCGTCTCATGGTTTCAGGAGGCCTTGTACCGATATCTAAAGTGTTGATCTGATGATATGAGCCATCTAACCACCATTGTTCACGTCCATGTTCGGTCCAACCAACGATGATCAGATCAGGAGCAGGATTTTCTTTCACGTACTGCAAGGTGGTATCGTAAATGCGGTCGTTTGAAGCACCACTCAATGCATGATTCACGATAGCGGCACCATAGTGTTGGCCTATGACTTCGGCCATGCTGAGTTGCCCTTGCGGCAGTTCCTCACCGGCCACATTGCTGTCGCCATTGAAATAAATTAACATGTGATTAGTTATGCTCACTTAGTCGATCAGGGTAGCGAATCCGATCGAGCGGGCAGCAGCCGCCCACTCACGACCCTAGCGGTCCTAAGGTTGAGATTTCAAACGATAGTACACTTCCACTTGATCCAACATCGCTCGGAGTGATGGATCTCGATCGCTGGCACCGAGGATATCGTGCCAGAGATTCTGCCGCGTCATACGCAGATCCCACTCACTTTTTTCTTTTGATATCGAATGTAAGTCGCGCTCGGCAGCGGAAGCCCCAATGGCCCGACGGTACACTGTATGACCACCGTCGGGTGACTCGTAGATATAAGTTTGCGTGCGATCACTCATCGCAAAACTTATAAAAAGAAATTGAAACCAATCTCAATAAACAAGGTGAGCGTGATGGCTATTTTACTTCAACAGCATTGACAGCAGTCATCCATTGCTGGAAGATACTATCGCATGCGCTGCCGGTGGGTTTGACCCCGTTCGCCTTATGGTATTGAAAGAATTCATTTGCAGCAGCAGTCCATGCTGTTTGTCTGGCTGCATCTGCTGCTACCCAAGTTGGAAAGTCTGGTTGTCCGTCGGGTAGATCCCATGTTCTAATGCCGTCTGTATATTGGGCCATTTCCTATCTCCTATGGCTGTTTATTTATGCAATCGATCAGATGCCCGCGGCCGCGATGGCCGCGCCATTGTTGAAACTCTGGCTCCAGGAACGTGGCGTGCGGCGTTTGATTTTATAC